AACCGCCCTTACCAGTTCACTGAGTACAGGAAGGAACGCTACCGCGAATTGATTGAACAACAAAACGAGTACTAAGATGGAACCAATAATTATTGAGATTAAAATTTATCCTGAACAAGAAGAAATAGATTCTGTAGGAGAACAGTATACAAGCAAACGGTACATGGCTAAATTTGAAGATGGCCAAATTATCGGAGTTGAACAAAACGTTTGGCCTAAAGATACAGGATATGAAGGATTTGGCGGTTGGTTATGGCATTGGTCGGAAGAAGAATGGATTGAGGAAGCAAAAAAAAGATATATAAAATATAATAATGAAACAATACGACTTAGCAAAAGAGAATGAACTATTGCGAAAGCTTCTTATCTTAGCAATCAGAAGAAGTATGCGCCCATCAATGCAAGACAATCAAGCGATGTGGCTACTGCTTAACGAATTGCATTTGATGACAGGAAACGACGATTATAAGTTATGACAATAGGTGAATTGTGGGATAAGCTCGCACAGTATACAGATGATACAGAAGTATACATAGGTTACATCGAAGGGCACAGCATCCAACAATTAGACTTTGGTATAGTTGAAACAACAGAACTGGGTGGTAAGATTACCATCTCACTTATGCACGAAGACATAAACGTAATTAATAATTAAACACAATGAGTAACTACACACACAAGCCAGGCACAGGAGTGCTATTCAAAAACGACAAAAAGACTTCACCAAATCAACCTGATATGACAGGTGCAGGTGCAGATGAATCAGGCAATCAAATACGCATAGCTGCATGGACTAAAGAAGGTAAGAATGGTGTTAAGTACCTATCTTGGAAAATTAGTCCTATGCAAGAATCTAACGTAAACAATGAACCCGAAAGAGGCAATGATTTGCCGTTCTAATGATTGAATACTTACCGAAACAAAATGAAGCATTGCGCGTACTGGGTAACTCACACCCGGCACGTGTAGTGCTATTCGGAGGTGCGGCAGGTGGAAGCAAAAGCTTCATAGGTTGTGCATGGCAAATAAGCCGTAGGTATAAATACCCGGGCACGCGAGGGTTAATAGGTCGTAGCAAACTCGACACGCTAAAGAAGACCACGTTAAAAACATTCTTTGAGGTAGCAGGTATGTTAGGTCTTGCACCAAATGAGCACTACACAATTAACAATCAGACGCACGTTATCACTTTTGCAAATGGTAGTGAGATTATTCTAAAGGATTTGTTTGCTTATCCTAGTGACCCTGAGTTTCATTCGTTAGGAGGTCTTGAGTTGACAGATGCTTATGTAGATGAAGCTGCACAGGTAAGCAAACGTGCAATAGATATACTCCAGTCGCGTATTCGTTTTAAGCTACGCGAATATGATTTGCCACCGAAGATGCTGCTCACCTGCAATCCGTCCAAAGGATGGCTGTATAATGAGTTCTACGCACCGTTCAAGATGGATGGATTACCTACACATCTTGCATTCATTCCATCGCTGCCAACAGATAACCCACATCTACCTGATACATACCTGGAAACTTTGGAGCGATTGCCCGAAGTGGATAGGCGAAGGCTGTTGTACGGTGACTGGGAGTATGATGAATCAATAGACAACCTATACCAGTACGATGATTTAGTGCGCTGCTTCCGGGATGAGGAAAGCAAAGGTGAAAAGTATATTAGTGCGGATATTGCGCGACTTGGAAAAGATAGAACGGTCATTTGTGTATGGCATGGCTTGCACCTAATCGAGATACACGAGCTGCGTAAGCAACCAATTACAACTATTGTAACAAAAATTCGCGAAATTTGTTACAACCATAGTATAAAATTAAGCAACGTGATCTGTGACGAGGACGGTGTAGGTGGTGGTGTAGTAGATAGCTTAAAGTGTCGCGGATTTCTCAATGGTGGGCGTGCAAAGCAACCTGATAAGTTCACCAATCAAAAAGCTGAATGCTATTTCAAGTTAGCAGAATTGATAGAGCAAAATAAAGTAGTGTTTAAAGTGCAGCCATTCCGGGATGTGATAGTGCAGGAACTGGATATGATACGTAGACGCACACCTGAAGCCGATGGAAAGTTGGCCGTGATCAGTAAGGATGAAATAGCACGCATGCATGGCAAATCCCCTGACTACGCAGATGCTATAATGATGCGGATGTATTTCGAATTATTCCCGAACTACGGCTCCTATTCTTGGGCGTAGCCTTTTAAATTTTAACAATTTTTAACAGGGTATATGTAATTATTTGCAGTACATTTGTGCATCAATTAAAAACAATACAACATGAAAAAAGTATCTACTATCCTTCGCTACGTTATCGCAGCAATTATCATTTTCGCAATCCTTTCCTACTGTCAAGAGTTGAATGATTGCCTCGCTAAGTATTAATTAATAACACAATACACTATGTTCCACAAAGACAACCTAGAAGCATTGCAGAAGTTTCAGCAAATGCTCAATGCAGAGCCTGATGAGTTAGGCATCGAATCCACACCCGATAGAAAAGCACGTACGCTAGTGATTAGCCACGTCGAGACAACACTAGACGAGATGTTTTTCGGGCACTGGAGAACTGAGAATTTTAAATGGAGTACCATTGCCAACGAAGTACAGGCATCACTTGAACTTGTAGTGATCCATCCGATAAGCGGTTACGAACTTAGACGCACTGGAGCAGCTTCAGTAATCATAATGGTTGACCGTGTGCCCGATGGAGTAACCGGTATTGACCGCAATAGATGGGCATTAAACCCCGATAATAAAAAAGCCAATGCAATGGACTTAGCCTTTGGTAAACTCAAAGCAGAGTGCCTTAAAAACGCAGCATTGTCATTAGGCAAAGTATTCGGACGTGACCTTAACCGTATTAATAAGGATACCTACAAACCATTCAAGTTGAAAGGCGCATTAGGTCGTGGGCATGAGCAGGATGTGGCATACGTGCGAGAACTCATACAGCAAGCAACCGATGTGAATCAACTGGCAAAGATTATGAAGGCTTGCAGCCCTGAAGTGTTAGCCGAAGTATCGCAGGAATTAGAAACCAAACGTGCAGCATACGGGCTAGAGTAAATGTTAAAATTTGTAGCAACTGTCAAGTATATCTTGATGGTTGCTATATTTACAGCATCAATACAATAACACATGAACACAACACTATTCAGAGCCTCACAACTTGGTAAGTTGATGACGGATGCACGGACTAAATCAGGTCTAAGCGAAACAACAAAGAGCGCACTACTGGAAGTATACGTACAACAGAAGTACAATCGCTACAAAGAGATTAGCAACAAGTATATTGAGAAGGGCATAGCAGTCGAGAATGATGCGATTGATATGTGGCGCAGGCACCGTAACGAAATCGTATTTAAAAACGAGGAGATGTTTGCTAATGACTTCATTAAAGGCACGCCCGATTTGCTTATCAAAGATGATGAAACAGGACTCGTTGTAAACGTGCCCGATATTAAATCAAGTTGGGATATACATACCTTTATGGATGCAAAGGCAAATGATATTAGCAAAGACTACTACTGGCAGGGTCAAGCGTATTGCTGGTTAACAGGCGCACCACGTGCTACATTCTGCTACGTGCTAGTCAGCGCACCTATCGAAATGATTAACGACGAGAAGTACAGACTATCGCGTAGGCTAAATCTGATAGATCCACAAGGCGACCCTGTATTCTTAAAGAAGGCAAAGAGCATCGAGCGCAATATGATTTACGATATGCCGCGATTCTTACGCGAATACCCGGATGCTAACCTAGAAACACCACAAGATGAGTGGGCGTTTGATATACCCATCGCTGAACGCATCCATGAAAAGATTGTGGAGTTTGACCCCGAAGCAATCGCAAAGCTGCAAGAGCGTATACCAATGTGGCGTGAATACCTTAATACCTTAGCACTATGAGGCACCAATGGAGCAATCCGCACGGGTTAGAATACAATCCTAATGAAGCAAAATCGGTATGCAAAAAGTGTGGACTAGTAAGATTACGATTGAGTAATTTAAAGTCACAGGAAAATATCGCATACTATCACCCTACACTACCAACATTAACAACATACAAAGCACCTAAATGCAAAACACTATGAACGAATTAACACTATTACAAAAGGCAATGCGAATTGTCGAAGAACACGAGCCAAGTTTGTTCGATGTTCACACCAACAAAGGCAGGGATTTTATTCGTGCGATGTCAGAATTGATTGCCGAAAAAGAAACTGAAATTGAATTGGAGCGCAAATCATTTAATGATATTATGAATGATTTGATTGAAGTAAGTGATACAGTAATATGGGTTGAAGAAAAAGGAGGTGAGCAATGAAAGAAAGACCCACAGACCGCAGCCAACAAGCTGCAAACTATTTTGACGAAGGATTCAGGGCATTATTCAAACGCTACACAGAACGCACGTTAACCCCTGCAGAATTTGTTACGGCAATGGATGAACTGAAACAATCAGCCGAAGCGAATTGCCGAAAGGATATTATACAAGCATTTAATAATGGATTCTATCATGGAGTGATGTGGCATATTGAAACTACCTCTACACAAAAGGAATTTGAAAAGCCCAATGGCGATGGATACTACAGCCGTGTATTTGAAGGAGGTGAGCATGACAGCTAAAGAAAAAGCATGGCAACTGTACTCGAACTATTTTGATATTATCGAGAATGGAAAGCAGGAAGGCAATCTAGTTGAGGCGCATATTAAAGCTATTAACGCTGCGCTGTATTGTGTAGATGAAGCATTGACCAACGCACCTGATGATATTGTGAATGACTTTGAAGGCACCGGTGAATACTACAGCGTCAAAGCCTATTACATGCACGTTAAAAACGAAATACTCAAACTCAATGAAGGCAAGAACATTAAAGTCAGTAGACACCCTGAGGCTGGAACGGATTAACCTACTTACGATGTACGCAAACGCAAAGACAAAATATCTAAAAGATAATCTTTGCCACAAAATCAAATCGGTTAATAAAGACCTTTACACACTAACTAAAGAAACCAAATACTTGTAAAATGACAGCAGCAATAATCATATCTATCCCTTTGTGGATAATCGCACTCTCCCTGCGCGACTTGTATAAACAAATCAAAAATCAAGATGGAACAACAGAATAAAAAAGAAACGGCAATACGCACACTTAGCAAATCACTAAGGCGTAGATTTCAGGGCGCATCGGTCAACATCTCATGGGTGGAACTGGATGCGTTTATGATGAAAGCACAAACACGCGAAATGACTAATCTTATTAATTCCTACAACGAAGGCTACACAGATTGTAAAGCAGGATTACCAAACAGAACACAAGATGAAAAAAATTGAACTAATAAAAACAACATATAGGTTGCATGTTGATTGCAACGAATTTCCACCAATGAAATCTTCAAATTGTCTACTACGTGGTGGTAAAGATGATTATGATGATAATAATGGAATTAGTCCTATAATGGTCGTTGGTTTAAACGAAGTTAGCGATTATCCTGAAATTGGTGGATTAGACTTTGAGGATGCATTTTTCCTTGCTGCATCACCAGATGTATACAATGCCCTAATAGATATTTTAAATAACGGATTAAATTACGCTACATATACACAAGCGTTAGCAGCAATTAAATCAACTAAATTACCGCACCACAGATGAAAGCAACACTAACGTTTGATTTAACAGATGATCAGCACTCTTTTGATTGTGCGATCAATGGCAAAAAGTATTATGATATACTTGATGAAATAAGACAACATCTACGCAGCCTTGAAAAATACCAAGACCTTACAGAGGAACAGTATGAGATAATAGGTAAGGTGCGCGAATGGCTGCATACGGAGTTACTTGATGCCGGTATAGCGGATAAATTTTAGTCACAAATCTTTGAATTATTGTGACACTTTACGATAACCTTGCTTCCAAAGAAACCTACCCAGTGCCTCACCTTCAGCATCAACTTTCTCCTCACTCCATTCGGGTTGGATGTGATGCAGATATTCGTGAACAAGAACAATAAGATAGCGCATAGGTGGCAACGTTGGGTCTATTTCAATTACATTATCGCAGTACAATCCATCAGCCTTCTCGCGTCCTAGTTTGCGATGTATGACTTTTGGATGTGGCTTGCGTTTCATTTGTTTTATATTTGCAGTGTGATGTTATTCATGCATTGCAATTGTTTTTGTTATTGATTGATTCAATTAGGCTCCTCACGTGGAGCCTTTTTGATTATCGAATCTTACCATTAACAATGCGATAGTTGCTCACTTCAAAATCTCCCGTATCTAATACCTTCACGTGTGCAAAGCCGTGGTGGTGTTTATTAATAGGCATATAATCCGGGTGAAGCTCACACAAGCACGCCACACTCCAGCACGTTGTTATCTTGCCGTTTATGTTAGGCTCGGTGTGCTCGCTCGCCTGATGATGGTGCCCACACAATGCGCTATCCTTTGCACGTAAAAACAAACCCCGTGCGATGTTTACGGGACTGAAGACCGATGTTCCTAGTTCGTGCCCGTGTAGTATTGTCAATTTACCTGCGTGAATGATTTGCTTATCGGGAATGAAAGTGATATTAAACTTATCCAAGTGCATCAATGACTCAAAATTAAACTCATCCATTCCCAAAAGGTCGGGAGCATTGCGCATGATGTAATGATCATAACGCACATCGTGATTACCACACTTGTAATATATCGCAGCGTTCGGGAATAACTTGCGTAGTGTAGCAAGAAACTGCCTAGTCATTAACACCTCATGCCCAAAGTTTCGCTTACGTGGGTCTTTCTCAAAGCGACTAATAGCATAAAAGTCTATAATATCACCATTGAGCAGGATAGTATTGACCTCATTCTCTAGTCCGTACTTAAGCGCAAGCGTTAACGCCTGTATGTTATGATACGGAACGTGAATATCCGATAGCAGAAGTATATTGTTATGGTTAATCGGTAGCTTGTACGGTTTGTAGTTCGCTTCCTGCGAAGGTGGAAGGTCGAGCGGATTGCTTTGTTCAGGCATCAACTCATCTACTATATTACCAAAGTCAGCAAAATGGTTCTCTAGTTTCTGCAGTTGGCTAGTAGGTTTAGCATTTAGCTTAGCATCTACCCATCTACGATAACTTTTGTCTAATGAATTGACGGTAATATCTAGATTATACTTTTCAATTAGTTCGCGAATGCGTGGAATAAGTGCTCCTGTTCCATCATGTAATTCACGATGTAGCTTTTCACGTTCTAATGTTTGCATAGGCTTTATTTAGTGCCCCTAATATACCCGGCAAGCTCAGCAAGATTATTGCTAATTGTCATGTTCTGCGAAGCTATAACGTCTATCTTCGCCTCGAGTTTATCAATGGCTTTGTTTTGCTCGTCTTTCATAACATTAAGTTTGTTATTGAACTCGTCTTTAGTTTCTTTAATTGATTCAGCAAGCATTGTAACCTCTCTCTTGTGGTATGATTCAACTTTACCTAGTGCGCTGGATACTTTTACCACATCCCTTTTCAATGCGTAGTAAAGACCCGTGAGCGATACTACCGCACCTATGATTGTTATCACATCTCTAGATTCAAATTCCATCTCTATAGTATTGCAAAATATATAGTAGAAAAAGCAAGCCCTGTGATACCTAAAGTTAGGGCTGTGTTGGAAATTATTAACCGTCTATTGCGTTTCTTTAACTGACTAATCTCATTATCTTTCTCAGTAGATATAGCCTTTTCGATGCTCTGTTTGTTTTTGTAGATTTCCGCTAATGTTTCATAACTCGCTGCCTGAATGCCTGTAATCTTTGCGTAGTATGTAACCTTTGCACGCTCCATCTTATACAGACTATCTATTTCTTGTGCTGTCTCATACCAATACATCATGCTATTGAAGTTCAAGTTGAAAAGCTGACGATCGTAAGTTGTAAGTTCTGGAGTAAAACCCTGCTTTGAGTAAGGAGTCTGACTTGCGGAGCGTTGCCCTAAACCTACTATCTGCATCACTAGGAGTAGAACTAATAATGTTATATGTTTCATTGCGGTAAATTTCATTAGTGATTTCTTGACGCTCTACAATCGTATCTTGATATAGTTGTAAAGAATCCAATTTAGCAAATAAACTATCTGTCTTTGCGTTATTCATTTGTATTATTTGATACAAAGAATCATTCACATCCTGTAATCTTTTTACTGCAGGATTTGTTACAGGTCTATTGCAGGTACGCACGCTGAATATCACAGCCAATGCGAGAATGGTAATGCTTAATCCGATTGCTAGTTTTGTGATTTTGCCCATCGCGTTATTTGTATGCTTTTGTTCAATGGTCGTATCTTTACATACACACCATCTCCCGTTCTACTATCGCGCATTCCTAGATCATTTGTGTTGCCTTCAATAGTGCGAACACTAGTTTTTCCTACTTTGACTACTATGCCAGTGTGACCAATGTTTTTAAATCTACCTTTCCTATCGTTGTAAGATAGGGTCATTATCAATACATCACCTTCACTGTATGACTTTAAGAATTTGCCGTCATCATAAATTACATCTTTTTTATTGTATGCAGTAGGACTCCACCCTGTTATAGTATTTGGCACACCGCACACATCAAGCACTGCCATAACAAAGAAACTGCACCATTGATAGCCGGGCTTCCATCCCTGCTCAGTCATTAGTCGACGAAAATAGTAATCAGTGAATCCCTGATTATTGCCGCCTTGCTCATCAATACCTACATACGAATATGCAACTAACCTTACGCAGTAGCCGTCAGAAGCATTTGCAAAATGTATAGGAATGCCGCAAAGTAAAAGGCATATAAAAGCAGATATAACACAACTTTTTGCCATGTAGTTAGATAGGTGTTTATTTCATACTTAACTTCTTTGTTGTATATCTCCCGTTGTAGTGCTCTAAAATTAAATCTAATGCCTAAAAAAACCACGAAGTTGGCAACAACCATAACCATTGCAGCAAGCACAACGTACTGGATGTATTCCGTGCTAATAAGCGCATCACCAAAATAGGCAACGGATAGTGTGCCCGATATTGCAAATACTAAAAAAGCAAGTGGTATAGACCAAAAGCCATCGAATAACTCGAGCTTGTAGCGTATACCTTTAAGATTAACCTTATTTGGTTTTGGATTTGTCTGTTTCTTTGCTGCCATTGGCTCGTAGTTTTAATGATAGTTCACGTTCATACTTGCGCAAACGCTCAGTGTATTCTTGTTTTAGTGTTTTTTTATCACTCATGGTATACGATTAATGATATTACGTGAGTAAGTAGGACGGTAACTAGTGGCTGTATTGCCTGAACTGAATTGATAGTTCAGCGTATTAGTCACATCAGTACGAGGTGAACGGTCAGGCCATTGCGCTGTGCTGTATTCCGGATACAAACTAGTGTTAGCACACAAGTAATCCACTAACAAAGTGGTGTAGTGTTCTGCATTTTGCCTTGCACGGTCTATCATATCCTTCATTACTGCATCCGATATAGGCACGGTGTCCTCAGATTGACGCTGTACTAGCGTGCCATTGTCCATACGATAGCAAAGGTTTGGCGTAACATCTACCATAACCCACCAAAGCAGCATTTTTTGGATGTAATCTTCTAATAGTATTTGGTAATTACCACTAATAGTATTAGCTGCTACATCAGTCTTAATCTTATTGAGCAAATCAGTTCCCAAAAAGGGAAGTAACCATTTATCCTGCGCCAAATAGATGGATGGATAAAGCAGGTTAGGGTCAACACTACCATTAACCGTAGTGTATTTCTTTATGTAGTTCTCAGATATTAATAATACTTCAGCCATAGTTGTAATTATTGATTTCCGTAAATAGGATTAGTTGGTAAAAAGCCACGATGAGGCATATCCTCGGGAAGCTGTGCTACATACTTTGGATTGCGCACCTTATATCCCATGCGTTCAGCTGTGGCAACTGCTACACGTGTTGCATCTGGATCATTAGGATTAATCTTTGCGCCTTTGGCATCTACGAACACCCTCTTTTCCCAGTAATGTTTGCAGTTGCCTCCGCCCTTAAAACGCCATATATCATAAACATCATCACCATTCGGCCCCCATCCGGGATTTACCGCAACGGTTTCCATTCCTACTATATCTTCCATGCGATATAGCTTACCCGCTTCCATCATCTTCGCACAGAATGGGCGCATATTATCATGCCCAAAGCTACCTGCATAAACGTAACGAGTAATAAAGTACTTACCATCCACCACAGCATCTTGCTCACTCTTAGCAGCAGGTCGAGCAGCACCCGTGCGTACTGCAAACTCATGCTCAATCTCTTCATCTGCGTTGTAGCTATCTATCAATATCCATTCAGGATTCTCATCTTCACCTAATGCAATGAGCGCATCACCCACGGTAGAATCATCTACTTTTTTTTTTAACTTAACACTTGATTGAATAATGTCGGTTGGTTGCAATGAGCCTGCAATAACATCGGCAAAGATTGCATCTATAATAGCAGCTGGTAACGTTGGGAACGCTGCACCCACAATCGCCTTAGCACTACTTACAGGAACGGCACCTGCAGCACTTTGCATCACAATATCAATAAGTGAACTAATCTGTGCACCGTTCAAAGCCGTAGCAGCAACATCCGTCGTAGTGCCTGTTGCGTCCGCATCGGTTACAACAGATGTTTGTTCTGCTACAAGTGGAGTATTAGGTATGATTTCGAAGTTCACACCCGGCATTTGATTGCTCAATAGTTCCGTGATGCTCTTGTCTATTAGTGTTTGGTATGGCTCGATTACTTGCTTATTAAATATCTCCAAGCCCGTAGCCATTTCATCTTTGTTCGAACCAAATCCTGATGTTTCGCGAATACCAAACAGCAGCGGGGTAGTAACACGGTGTGCAGTTATTATCTTTTGCTGTGCGGTAGTATCCATTAATTGGTACTGCTTATCTGCATCATTAACTGGAAATGGTGTAATCTCAGTCTTAGGTTGATCACGTTCGTTAAAGAACATGACTACCTTACCTGCATTACGTGCGCCGCTCATCTTATTCTCCCAGTCCATCATCATCTGCTGCTTCTGCTCAGGAGTTGCTTGCCCGTTGTAGAAGTTGATAATGGTTGATGGGAAAAGACCGTTTGAGATTTGATTGATATGGAATATCGAAATCTGCTTATCTAATTCAATGTAGTTAATCGCACTCCAGTAATCCGGGCGAGGATAAGCCTGTGAACCTGTATAGGTAAAGCACCAATAGATTTGGCGCGGCTCTTCATTTCGTGTAAGGTAGTTATACTTTGGAATAAACTCAGGAGTATTTTTTTTCTTACGTGTGTTACTCCAGTCGTAGCTATGGTATATACCTATTTCGCTTTCGTCTTCCTGATTAATTGCAATACGGCACTCTTCAAATGGTATCGCATTTAGTTTGCTAATTACTGTACGATCATTAGACCAAATCACTTCAATAAAGAAACCGCCAAACAACTTCAAGTCATGTGCGCAAGCATAGGTCAAAGTATTTATATCAAGTGCATCTAATTCCTCTTGGTATTGTTCTGACTTAATACCCTTCCCGGCTATCATGTCACCAATGGCTACAACTAAACTACCATGCACAGGTGATTCGTGTGCAAGGTCACGCAGGTATTTAGGAAAGTCGTTTTGGTCACCGTAGTTTACCCATCCTTTGCGGTCTACTTTTTCCGCATCGGACTTAGCTACATATTCACTAAGCTTCAAGCTAACTATATTCGATTCTTTATGCTCCATAGATAATATCATTTGAAATTACATCGGTCGGTACATCGAAGTAAGATGTGTTGTTAGTCAGCACAGCGTAACCACGCTCCACCAAACCAACAACAGCACCATTTGACGGATTAGTATTAACGGCACTATTTTGTCCGTATACTTCATATCGGTAACGTCCCGAACGTGTAAGACCAACCGTTGTAATTGTGAGTTGTGTAATGCGTGTATTCTCATTGACAATAGTAGCAACCTGTGCTAAGTTAGTACCCGTAGTGCTATTCTCTTCGTGTGTTAGCACTATCAAATAGTGTGTGTATGCAGTGGCAAAATATTGCCTTGCCTCATCGAGCGAAAGGAACACTGTCTGATTCGCTGTATTTGTAACTAGATATATCATTCCTTTTTAAATTAAAAGGACAGGTCAAAGATAACCTGCCCTTTTTACAATACAACAAGAACACACAAAAACGGAAAACAAATCTTAGTAAGCAGGGCTTACAGTAATACCTGCGAAGTTATCGAATGGTACTGCAGTGAATGGCTCCAAGTGTACAGCTGGAGTCAATTCCTCAGCTGTTGCAGTTACTTGGTATCCCATCAAATCAGCCTTTTGAGCCCCTGATTGTACAGTACCTGCAGTCAATTGTGCACCTTCACCGGCACCGAGCAACAAAATTTGGTCGTCATTCGTGCGAACAAATACTATCATCTTCGCCTTTGCTACATTCAAAAACTCGTTACGCATCTCTTGGTTCAACTTACCAAAAGTCCATTGAACTTCCTGAGAGAAAAACAAAGTACCAGTTTCCAAATTCTTCTGTACAGTCTCAATGTATGAACCTGAATTACGGAATGGAACGTAACGGTAGATAGTAGCAGTAGGCAAGCCGTCCACTTCTCCGTCAGGACCACCGTAAGTGATACCAGAGGTGAAGTCATCGTAGTTAGCAATCAGTATTTCTTTAACACCTCCGATACCTTCTAGGCACCCGAGGGTAAATCCAGTAGTTAAATCACAAGCCATACTATGTATATGTTTTAAAAGGGGGCTATTACACCCCCTTGTTATTTATTAATTATGCTCCCCAGTAGGTAATATCTTCACCAACCGCAATCTGTGCACCGAGGTAGAAACGTGCACCGTAACGAACGTTCTGTGACCCATCGAGGTTTTGCATATCCAAGATGAACACTTCGTTCATTTGGTTTTCCTGCCATGTACCAAGCATCAAGTTTGACTTTTGAGCAAACACGATGTTATCAGCAGCCATACCCGGACATACTGCGATTTCGTACATACCTACAAAACGCTTGTTTACTTCAGGACCACCAGTCAAGTACCAACCATTGCCATCAGCAATTTGTGCTTGCATGTAAAGTTCCCAAGCAGCTTGTCCCATGTAGATAGTTGGCTTTTCAGCAGCACCCTTAACACCTACAGACGCAGTATTGATTACATCCCAAATGGTAGCGATGATATTACCTGAAGTCAAACCACCTGAACCTGCAGATACAGCACCTGAACCACCCGCCTTGATCAAGGTAAGGAATCCATCGTATTGACCAGCTGTAGCGTTCACACCATTCCACATGATGCTTTCGTTGTTGGCAGCAATACCACCTACCAAACGACCAATGATAGCGTCTTGGATTTGGGTGTTTACACGACCGCTCATTACATCGGCTGTAGACCAGTCTGTAAAGAAGTCCTTTTTACAGATTTGGCGTTGAACTTGGAATTCTTCCAAAGTCAAGATGCGCTCAGTCAAAGTGATTGTACCTGTTGGGGTAAAGTCACAAGTACCTGCAGCGAAAGTTACAGTGTCATCAATTTTACGTGCTACTGATTTGTAAGGCACGTTAGGCTTCATTGTCACGTACTGAGTTGATACGTTAGACAATAGTGCCTTTGCTACGATTTCACCTGCCAGCTCACCGGCATAGGTTGTAGTTAAGGAAGTTGTTGTTGGCATATTAATTTACTTTTTTTTATTCTTAATTATTTACTTTGTTTAGAGCGAATGCTTTCCATGAAGTCGCTGAATGAGTTACCATTCGATGCAACTACGGGCTGTGCATTCTTTTTAAATTCTTGTGATTTTACAGAAGGTACAGCAGGTGCTTTCTTAACCGAAGCAAGTTCAGTCTTCAATGCTTCTGCATCCTTCTTAGCAGATTCAACTGCGGCAGCTAGTTCGGTCTTCTCACCTTCTAGTGCAGCAATGCGTTCGGACAATTGACCAATAACAGCAACAAGATCTTCGCTGCTCATTTCAGTTGATTGTTCCTCTTTTTCGATTTCAGTAATGGTACCATCTTCGCCTACATAGACTTTGGTAACACCGTCCTCAAGCAGGTATTCTCCTGCAGGTACAGGCACTGGATTACCTTCAGCATCTTGCGTGTAGATATCTACACCTACTACCCACTCATCAGCGGTAGAATAGATTTTAGTACCATCAGCCAAAGTGCCTTCTACTGCAAACTTGATTTCCGTTGCCGGAGCTTCAGCTGCTGCAGATTCTTCTTCGAACTTGATACCAACTGTTGAAGGGTCAATGCCGTACTTATTGAATACGGATTTGATTTGTTCTTTGATATTCGACATTGTTGGATATTTGGATATAGTAGCAAAAAGACTATTTTGTTACATCCAACTATTTTACTATCTTAGCGACTGTAAAAAATTACATACAATATGAAAACACCTACACCTTCAATGCACAATAAGATTACTGTGCGACTAAACGACAAACAACTAAAGTCATTACAGAAAAATGCAAAGCAGCATAAAATGAATATTGCTGAATATATACGAGCTTGCGTTCTATAAAGTGGTTAAACTGGTAAAAAAAGAAGCCCCTCGTTTGGGGCTTTCTTTTTACACTAACCTTATATCACTTTATATGCGTATTAACCGCAGCTAATATAGCACTATTTTTTAATCTGCAAACGTGCTGTGTTATTTGTACTATCATTATCAGGTACACCATTCACAGCCGTAATAGTCAAAACGTAATCTGTCGGTATTGGTGTAGCAGGAGCGGTGATATTGTAAACACTAGCAAGTGTTTGACTGCGACCAACGTCGATTCTATCTGCACGGTTCCAAGTTCCATTGAACCCACCTACTAAACCGTGATTAACTTTCATACTTGTAATTACCACACTACCCTTATTGTAGAATGTGTAGTAAATCTTTACCCGGTTAGCATCAAGCCATTCGTAACGATCAATAGTAACACTTGCATCTAGCCCTTGTGCAGGTGGGTTAACAAGTGTAATAGTTATGCCTGTACTAATCGTATTATCATTCTCATTGGTTTCTTTAATCACTAAATTGGGGTCAATAGTCAACGAGAATAATGCGTTGCCTGTTTGATTGTTAGGCAATGCAAATGGTGCATTTTTAGTTACAACTGTTTGACCTTTTGGAATGGTCACATCTCCAGTGTAGAACACAAACTTGCTACCATCGGGACGGGTGAAAGTAAGATGCACCGTTGCAATGATATCTTGAGTATACACTTTGTCAACGTTTACGGTGTATGCTACATTGACACTTGAGCCTTGCACTGCAGTTGCCAGTGTTGATATAGTACCAAATAGATTGTATTCAGCAACGGGCACAGGTGTAGGATTGCCTCCGTCTAAACTTTTAGCAATGGTCACAGCATTAAACATATTTACCACACCGTATCCAAGTTCAGCACTTTTACCATTAGCATCGTATACATAGCCTCCAGTCTTGCGGCACGCTTGCTTTAATACATCCGCTACCTGCGCTTCAGTAAGTGAAGGATTAGCAAGTATTACACTTGCAGCAGCTGCAGCCATTACAGGGCAACTGCATGATGTACCACTGAATGAAGTATAGTTACTATCGGGCTTGTAACCTGCAGCACCTGTGCGGTCGGTTGTAGGGCATGAAGTACCTGGAGCAGCAGCAAAGGTTTTTGGTCCATAGTTACTAAATGATGCACGTGTGTTTGAAGTGGTTGATGCACCAACTGCATATACCATAGGATAGATAGCAGGAGCCTGTGTAAAGTTAGGATTGTTTTGATTCCCTGAACTTGCAAAGATTGGTATGCCTTTACCGTCGCGTCCATAGGTCTTACAAGCCGTTAACGCATTTTGAAATAACGGATATGAAGTAGGATTACCACCACCCCAACTCATTGATATAGCAAGGCAGTTAGGATTAGCTATTGCCTTATTCGCGGCACGTGTTACGATTGTATCAGATGTAGAAAAACCACCACTAGAGGTTGAGCCATAACCGATGTGTAGAAATTGCACCTTGAGTTTGTTGTTTCCTAATGAAGATACTCCGATATTATTATCGGTTGCTGCACATATCAAACCACTACAAGGTGTACCGTGTCTTTCGAACTCGCTAACTGGTCTTACATCCGCAGCATCTGTTACACAGTTCCATGATGTGTCACTTATTCTACCTACTAAATCTTCATGGTCTACATCGCAGGCAATATCGAGTACTGCAACTTCTCCGTATGCAGCACCGTCAATTAAACCCCATGCTTCTGCAGCTTGCATATTCGGTAAGTGCCATTGCGAGGTATAAGTGTAAGCATCTGCATCCGTTGCATATGGCTGTATGTAATCAGGCTCTACACTTGTGAATAGTTTGCTATTCATTAGCGATATATAGAACTCATTAAAGCTAGCAAAGGCAGGGACTTCCACAAATAGCGTATTAGTCAAGTGGAATACCTCAGTAATTACTACCTTATTCTTATTGAGATATGCACGGGCTGCATCGAGGTCGGGAGCAACGAGGATAGCAAGACCTGTTGAGATTTGGTCTAGTGATCTATCAACCTCGTTAACGTGTGTGACCTTAGTATGGTCGGGAGTAACACGCTCCTTGTCTTCAAATACAATGATGCCGAATGGCTCGTGTACTGCAATTACGTTAGGCTTTGTTTTGTTCTTGTCAAAGGATGCCTTATCCTTAAACTTTACGCTATTTATTTTCATTTGGATGGATTTACATTGCTAAGTATTTGGTCAAGTTCTAATACCAACTCCGCTTCGTAGTTTTTTACGCCACTCATTGCCACACCTACTTCATTAAAGAATCCTTCAATGCTGTATCCTTTTATCTTGCCCTCTTTTACATCAGTCCACACGTGCTCCTCGTCTACCTTAGTACCGATAAACCACGTGCCATCGGGCAACTCAGGCAAACCCAGTTCAATGCTTTTATCATTCTTTCCCTCTTTAAGCCATGATTCTACAACAGTCACACCCGTTACAGGTATTTCGTGCTGCAAGTTAGTGGTGTGTTGCAGATTCTTTTTAAAGAATTGATGCGCGATAGCTTGCACCGTAGCCTTTTCAAAGTACACATAGTACGGTTTACCCTTCTCATCATAGCGAAGTATCTCTTTATCCGGGATTAGTGCAGGACCGTATAGCATTCTACGCTCCTCGTTTAGCGCACTTAGTTTCATTTTGCTTAATGCTATCCAGTTCTCCTCGATTGCAGGGCTATCCACTAAGCCCATAGCCGTAATACCCAAGCGACCTTCCTCATCTATTACACATTTAACTACTTTTCTTTTTTCCATGTTTCAAAGTTATTTATATTTGTTCTGAATCTTTTCATAGTACAATTTGTTTTTTCAAGTAAAAGAGCCGTCCAAACGTGGGCGGTTTTTTTATTATCCGATGCGTGCCAGGTCGGCAACGTTCTCACGAACTTCCGCTGCACTGGCAACATCACTAGCAAGTACATAGGCACGTGGTGTAATCTGCTCAGGTCTTTCCTGCAAGAATGAAGATGCAAGTGGATTAAACTGCGCAGGCTGTGATTCAGTACCACCACCACCACCTACCGATGGAGTCGTAGTATCAGGTGTAGTTGATCCACCACCCTCAAACTTTGTGGAAGCTATTTTAGCAATTTGTGCAGCACCAGTAACGCTTGCCAATGAAATTGCAATAGGCAAGGTAGGGCTAGGAAATGGATTGGCACTTATGGCGGCAGTAATCGCTTTTGCTGTATCTATTGTAGCAGCTGCAATTTGTGAGGCTTTTTGGAACTTAAATTGTTTTTTGGCAAGTGCTTCTTCTTCTTTGCTTCCCTTCTTAACCTTTGACATTCTATTTGAAAATACTGTATCAGCCAAACTATTAAACGCATTCAAACTTTGACCAGCTAATTCTATACCTTTATTAAATTGTTCAAGCAATGAATTCGCTGTACCTGCCGCCGCTTTGTCTTGTATTTCTTTTATTTTTTCGGATAACTCCTTTTGCAGTTTAGTTGTATCCTTTCCGGCTGCATCTGCTTTTGCAAAAAGTGCTTCGTACTTTTGCGTTATGCGTAGTTCTTCTTGCTCGGTATTGTTTAATGAGTTAAAATAACGCTCATCTTCTGCAGCTATAAATTCATTTTGTAAATCTTTATATGAGTTAAAGAAATCATCTTCTAAACTTTTACGCTTATCCGCTTCAGCTTGCGCATTAGCTGTGCGCTGTGCATCCAGTGCAGCAAGTTCAGCATTAAGTTGTTTCTGTAATTCAATTGTGCTTTGATTAGCTGCATCTGCTGCGGCAAACAATGCTTCATACTTTTGAATAATAGCAAGTTCTTCCTGTTCTTCTTTCGTTAATGTTTCTTCATATTTCTCATCTTCCAACGCAGCAACCTTATCGTAGTAATCCTTTTGCGCTGCATATTGCTTGTCAAGTGCGGCTTTTTCATCCGCTAGTTTTTTATCCGCTGCCGCCTTTGCATCTGCCGCTGCTTTTTGTGCACGTGCCTTTTCTTTTGCATCTTGGGCATTTAAAATTTGGTCACGCTGATTTCGTAATCCTACTAATGTTTTTTCAGCTTCTCTAATTGTAGCATCCCCTTCCTTTTTTGTCTTATCAGGATCAAATATCTTTTTAGTTAAAAAGTCGTTTACATCATCAAATACTTTTGTAAAATTGACCTGCTCTATTTCAGCACCAAAAAAGTTTAGAGTTTTAATAGCACCATTTACAAACGTTTGAAAGAACTCAGCAAGTTTGCGCTGGGGCAACGTTACAAATTCAAGAAACCCACGTAAATAGTCGGCATTGCGTTTAGCAGCTTCAACCTGTGCCTTTGCTTGAGTTTTGGTAGTTTCAACTACTACCTCCTGTTCAAGAATCGCAGCATCTAAGGCTTGTAATTTTAAGGCAACAATTTCCTCTTCTGTTTTGCCTTGTCGCTTTAATGATTCCTCTTGTGCACCGATTGCATCTACTTGTTCTTTAGCTAATGCAGCACGCTCCTTTTGTTTGTTAAGTGCTTCCGTTTCAGCATCGGTCACACCATCAATTAAACTCAACAACTCATCGGCATAAACAATAGCAGCGGCAATAGCAGCACCTATCAAAAAGATAGGGTTTGTAAGTAATGCCTTACCAACTGATGCGAATGCACTACCAATGCTTTGAATACCTTTGGCAATATCACCCGGCTTTACTTGACCAATGTTTACAGCTAATTGCTTTGCACCTTCAGCTGCACCTTGAAAATCAAGATTAGCAATACGTGAAGTTACCAGTCCTAATGATCCACCTACACGCTCGAATGCACCACCCGCCTGTGTACCTACAGCTTGAGCTGCATCTTGAATCTTGTCTTTAAGTTCACCCGCTGCGGCTGCAAGTTCACGGTACTTTGCTGAATCAGGGTCTGTTGCTGCAAGCTGTGCCTGTAAATCTTTTAATTGCGCCTTGAGTGACTTACTTGATGTAACTACCGTTTCTTCCGCAGCCGCTACATTCTCAAATGACTGCGCACCTTGGTTGATGGCGGTTGAAGTCGCATTGATTTGAACGTTTAACTCCTTAAGGTTCTGCTCACTTTCGGTAGTGTCAATTACGAAACTCCGTACAATAGGTTCAGCCATTAGTAGATTAGTTTAGCGATTAGGTAAATGATTAAAAAGAAAAGAAACGTGCGCCACACATACAGCGTGATATACCACATCCAACGCTGCCACGGGCGTAATGAATATACGTGCTGTGGAAGTGTCTTAATACCGAGCTGCAAAAAGCGCAATGAGTTTTTTATATTGTCCATCTTATGTGTATTTACTCTGTTGGTATTGCAATGAAGCCGTAGCAACTATGTTAATAGGGAAGGTCGCACCTGCAACGTCAAAATATATGCGATGCTCATCGGTATCGCTAACTACATCCACATCCCATGTAAACGTGTAACCTGCATACGTTCCTGAAGATGCAATCAAAACTGGAGCAGCATAACCTGCAACACCCCCCGTTTTATATAATAGCATCGAGTATTGTTCTGATACAATTACAGTCATTGCAGCATCACGAATTGTTACGTTCATTATGCAGCTCCATACCGTATCATCTGGTATGTTTAAATATTTGGCAGTAATACCTTCTACATCTAAAACAATATCTTGCCCTGTTGCAGTTATAGCTTGTAGCCTGTGAAGTATTACCGTGCCTGATTGTGCCCATCCTAATTCGGTATTAGTCACATCTCCATTTTTGTAACCACCGCCTATATGTATACCGGGCAAATTCGTTGTAACATTTTTACCGAGCAAATTGCTACCGTCAACATTTTCGGTTAACTCCAAACGAGTGCCAACGGCTAACATATCCTTATTACCGTTTGCAATTGTAACCGCTTCACCATTTACAAAACTATCGGTTATTTGTGCGTTACGTGTTTGCGCTGCAGTTCTACGCGGTGCTGGGTTAGTAGCGTTGCCCGTTGTAGGTGGATTTGGTCTATCGCCCGTAGGGATATTTGCCCAGCATACACCATCATCTTCATCCCATGTATAGCCATAACGTTGGCAGCAATCCTGAGTTGAACTTATAGGGTCGCCATTGGCATCTTCAAAATTTACTTCACCATTGGGGCTAACTGAAATGGGCGTGCCGCTGCAATCTTCAGTATTTTCTAAAAACTTTATGAGTTTTACCTTAGTGCTTTCGTATCCTCCTATCTTGTAATCAGTAATCTCAAGTATGCGCCAATAGCTATCCTCTATCCATATCTTGTCACTAAACTTAAAAGTCAATACATCTTTTAAATCGAGCGCAAAGGATGCCTCCATTATTCTACCTTGAGGTGAATACAAAGCATTCATATATGTACGCCAATACTTATTAAATAAATTATTGTACGGGTTAGCTACAATAAAGTGTGGTGGCACTTCAGGCGCCCAGTTCAAATCCTCATCATCTATTTCTGCATATATAGTGCTGTAATTATTTAGCGCAGGTATTGAACTTAAAGCAGAAACAGCACTCCCATCATCATATACCTGTATATCCCAGTAACCTGCCTCAAATAAACAACGAGGACCGGGTGGTATAAACTGCAAAGAGTCATTTAAAAACATCGGTATAACATAGCCATTGCCATTGACTACGCCCGAAGGTGTAGAGCGTGTGACTAATTGTATCTTTTGGTCACCTATTGCAAAATCACTAGATGCTGTGTTAGGATTAATCGTGTATCCTACTGCCTCATAGTCTCCATAAATACGTTCTGCATTTCTATACTGCTTAGAAATAATATCCTCACCTGCCGTGTACGTAAACTGAAACTTGCCTTTTTGTAGATCAACAGTGCTACTTAGTACTACATCTTTACTTGTATCTAATTTAGAAGTCCAGTCTAATGTATCCCCACTACCTAAATAGCTATTCTGAGGAACAATATATATCTTAGTAGGATTTGCCCTATCTGGGACAATCGCGCAATTATGCATTTTTATCACATCCGTTACAAAGTCAATCTGCTTCATATCGGGTGAGTTAAAAGAATAGATAATTGTTTGCGAATAGTTCAGGTGAGCAATTGCTAATTGAACAGAACTATTAGCCTGAAAGGTTGCAGTGCCTACGCCTTGTTTATATGCAAACCATTCGACTGTATCACCCTGATTCAAAGTCATTGCATGGTTAAAGCTCCACGCATTATTGCCCGTAAAGAACTGCGTATCTATTACGTTGAATACTTCAGTACCATTCTTAATCGCTTGCACAAATACACGTGCACTTGCTCCTGTTATAGCTACAACAAACTGCAAATTAAAATTGAAGATACCACTAGCAGGTGCTGTATATGTATACGTTGCAGGGTCATAGTCTCCATTATTGTCATATATCTCAGTATTAAATGGAATATAGATATTATTAACTGTGGTATTCGTACTCATTTCAGCTTTGAAACCATACGTACCTGCAGTATCGTTACCATGTAGATAGCGTGTATTGCACCACGGCATCCAGTACATAGAAATTATATTTTCCAAAGTACCTGCCGACAATTCAAATCCTGCCTCATTAATGATATTCTCAAATAGATACCACCAATTAATAGCCGGTGTAAGGTCTGCAGGATATACTGGTAAAGTAGGGTCTTGTAATGGTCGCGTATTAGCTTCACCATTCTCACTCCATAATTGACCACGATCTAAGATTGTCCAAATACGTGCCTGATTCGAACTTGTTACATTGCTATAACTACACGTTTCATCTAAATTATTAAGTGCCGTAATATCACTTAACTTTTTTTCTCCGATGTTACGCACTAAATCAGGAGTCTCCGCGTAGAATGCTATCTCAACTTCATTGATTCTGTTTAATTGCTTGTATATTTTTCGCACTCGAATATAACCGCTAGATATCGGTAAAGTATCTACACGTATTTGTGCAGGCATCTTGTAGTGAAAATAACTATTTATACCTGCCTCTACATTCACATCAAACAAAGCCCCAAGTGCTAACTGGTTTTGGTCGCTGTATGGTATTCTAAACTCACGAGTGAATGCACCCTGTGCAGTAAAGTTAGTGAGGTCTTGAAACTTCCAGTTCTGACTTATGCTCTCATTCTCGAATAAGTCTAGGTAGTATTCGGTATCTATTATCTGATTAAAGTAACCTCCTGCCGTTTGTCTAAAATCAAATGCAAGAGCACTACCAAAATTGATTGTAGTAAAACCAATGTTAGGAACATCCACCTGCACGCTAGTAACGGTTACTGTTTGCTGTTGCGCACTTGAATTAATCAAAGTAATCGTTTGACCAACGAGCGTAGTTGATTCGTTGTAATTGTTTACTCCGATTTTAGTCGTGCCGGGAGTACCGAATGCAACACCATTGAGTGCTGCGTATATCGGTGTGTTATTCGATTGTGTTACTATTAATTGTACTTCTCCCTGCATATTACGTCCAGTATTCGTTAGCGATTCTTACCTTCAAAGTTACGTTGTACTGCTTGCCGTCACGGTTTTTCTTTTCTACATACGATGTATCATCAATGTTTACAGGAACCATTACAGGCTTGCCTGAGTCTTCAGTTAACCACGTGACTTGATTGCTTACAAGCAATGATCGCAGGAACTTAAACTCACCCTCACTAATGTAATCACTAGTAATAGTTAGCACCTGTTGCATTAGGTTACGCCTTTCCTGCAGTCCTCTATCATTTGCACTAAACACCGTAGTTGTACCGTTAAATAATACCTTGCGATATTTCTTGCGCTCTATCTCATCGGTAAACTCAGACTTCTTTGTGAAGTTGAAGTAATCCCATCCACCGCGACTATTAACCCAGCCAATGCGGATATTATCATTAAGGCAATCACATTGACCATACTTAGCGGTGTTGTAAAAAACGTATGAGCAGCTTTTAGAACTACCTGCATTTTTTACGACTACCGTATAACATCTCCAGTCTGCAAAGAGTGAAGGTTTAACCGTCAACCCTGCCCAATCATTCAAATTTGCAGGATACACTGGTAGTGCCTCTATATCGTATGAATTTAAATTGATAGTTTGCGATGAAGGAACACCCGCACTCGAATAGATTGTAATAGTAAAAGTGTCAAGTGCATTATTGCTCAGGTAAGTATTATTACCCGGTATGCAAAGTAGACCGTAGTCTGATTCTAAAGCAGGAATCCAAACAGTATTACCATTAGGCACGGCACTAAATCCCCACGTTTGCGCTAAGTAGAATGAGTGTGTATCATTTTGTCTATCACTCATTGCTAGGTTAGTCGTAGCAGTTAGTGAATATTTTACTTTTTGCTGTCCCGTTTCTACGTTTGGCTTGTATCCATCTATAACTTGAAAATAACCATTAGTACCTAGCAGTGTATTGCCGTACTGCTCACTACCTACATTGAGAGTTAACATACCACCCACTATCCACCATTCCGTTAATGTAAAGTCTATTGTCTTTTTGCTTAAATCATCTTGCGTATCATCGGTAGAAAAGTGATAATCGAGCGGCTCATAGTTGCGTAAATCATCAATCAATGGTGCAAGGTCAAAGTATAACTTATTATCAGGAGCAGCTGGTACATAAAAGTTGTACGTTTTGCTATCAATTACAACCTCAACACCGTAACGAAAACCTAGCTGCGCTGTTTGCGTACTCGTTGCAATGATCATTAGCTTTTGTCCCCTTACCGCCCATTCATACGGCTGGTCGTTTATAGTTATTGCCATTATCTTTTATTTAAAAGTAACCGTTGTTCTACTGACTTAATGTATCCTTCCATTAGCCTATCCTTGTATTCGTCCCACGTATCATCTATCGCTTCAGCATAGTAGTTAATACCTTCTATTCCCTTTTCGCCAATGCTCTTAGCAATAGCAATTGCCGCACTCTTTATGTTGCTTTCCGTTGCCTTTATGAATTCACCCTGTCTATTGCGCAGCTTCAATGGTTTTAACTTAATCCACTTCATAATATCCTTGTAAGGTGGTCGCTTTGTTGGGTCACCCGGATATGGTTTGCGCCCAAACTCGATTACATCTGCATACTTTCCCGCCTCATCATTAGAGACTGTGAAGTCTATTGTAGGTTTGTTATAGCGTATCTTCAGGTTATAGTACAGCGAGTTGAGCAAACGACCTGAAGCTACACGATTAACGGTCTTGCCACGCACCCTGCGTTTGATGCGCAGGTTGGATTGCGCACGCTCAACAACTGCAAGCGCATATTCGTTTAATATGTTCTCAAACTCATCGCTCATTAGCTACGTTCAATTACAAATGAGATAGATACAACCGATGCACTCGCCACAGTTGCATTATTGATTAACTGAATCGCAAGCAAATCACCTGCATTAATAGCTAATGTATTCGTATTATCGCTCTTTGTAGGCGAAGCACCATCCGCACTAGACACGGTTACAGCAACACTACTAGAAGTCGCATTGTTACGCATGGTAATTACCAGCGTACCCGTTGCACTTTGTGTACCGCTCATCTTTACATACAGATTCTTAAGCGTACCGGCAACAGGCACAGCAAAGTGACGGTTCGATTCAGTTGCATTGAAAGTAGTAAGACCACTTACAGCGGCGTATACCGTTGTAGATGCACCTACGGTAACAGCATACACGTTACCATAAGTAACCGTGTCTTTTTTATTATTGAGCTGCGTCTGAATAGCTGAAGTCACACCATCCAAATAACCGAACTCTGTATTGCTTACTGTTCCCGTTCCGATTTTTGTTGCATCAATCCCGGTAGGCATATCACCCGCAGCAAGTGAAGTACCTGCAGTCACAAGTCCCTTGCTGTCGTACGTTATTTTGGTAGCTGTTGCGCCTGTTATTGGTGCATTGCCTGTTAGCTTACCATTAAACGTAGACCAATCTGCGCTGCTTAACGCACCACGATTGGCTGCACTTGCCGTTGGTAGGTTGAAGGTGTGTGTGCCACCTGCGCTACTTATTGCAAAGTCAGTTCCGGATGTACCTACTGCGAAGTTCTGCGTGCTTTCGGTTAAGCCATTCAAAGAACTTAAACCTATTGCATAGGTTGTATGAACTTCACCTATTTTGCTATCTTCAGTATAAAGAGTGACCGTCTTGCCGTTTGTGTTTTGAATATCAAATTCAATATGTATACGGTCGGTTGCTGCGGTTACGGTAGTAGGTACTGAGATAGTGAACGTGTACAAATCAGGCACGTTGCCGTTTGTGATTTGTTCTAATGTAGAAGTAGCCACTAATGTAAAAGTGACTCCATTATAAGTGTAAAGCTTTGCAAGTATTTCGGCATGGTTAGCACCACCTCCAGTCTCACTTAAATACACATCAATTGTCCATACACCTGCAGGTATTATAAGGTGATTAGGTGAACCTACATCTGTAATGAAACGAGCGATTGTACCTGTTGTAGCACGTGTGAAGTTGGCTGCTGGTCCTGTGTTGGCTGCAGTACCTAATTCGTAGTAATTATTACCTCCTATTGTACCCTGCGAAACGTTACCATTAAAGTAGAAGATTTGACCACCACCACCGCCTGTAGATGGGAACGTGCGAAGCGCACCTGTGCCATCGATGTATTGATCATTTGTACCATTAGCACCTATTGCAAGTGTGCCCGATGTGGTCACGGGTGAACCTGTTACAGTGAAAGCAGCATTAGCAGGTGAAGGTACTGTAAGACCTACGGATGTAACTGTACCACTACCACCCGCCGCAGGTGTTGTAACAATCCATCTACTCGTAGCAGTATCCCACGTAATTACTTGACCATTGCTAGGGCTTGTGATATTTACATCACTTAAATTCACAAGAGGTATTCTACCCTTACGCCACACAGTACCGTTCCAACTTATTACATCTCCTGTTGCAGGACTCGTTGCGTCCACATCTGCGAGGTCGTCAAGATTAACAGGAATAGTTGGTTTGTTTAAGATTTCTGACACACCACTAACTGCGTTCCAATCGGAATTGACCTGTGCCGCAGGTATGGTAGGTAGATTTGACAAATCATTGTAATCGCCCGTTGTGGCAACTGTTGCCAGTGTTGGCTTATTCAGGATTTGATAATCACCTGTAGAGGCATTCCAGTCTACAGGATTTTGACGCAAGCGATAGCCTACACTTTGTAAAGTCCAGTATGATGTATTAGTAGGTAATATTGCATCATTATTAGCAATGCAAGCGTATACGTTACCATTGTACCATACACGGTCACCTATTACATATTGATTGCCCTGTGCTGTTGTATGGTTTACATTAAACTCAGTTGATACATAAGGCGCACCACCACCACCACCACCACCTGCAGCATCAATAGTTACAGTACCATTCCCATTATCTGTTATTGTGATGTTTGTACCTGCTTCTAAGTTGAGAAGCGTTTGCACCACGTTATCTACTCCGTTTGTTTGTAGTGTGATGCCGTAACCTACACCACTGCCACCACTGCCTGATGCACCACCCACAGACCATACTGCCGGGATATCACACGCGCTCCAGTCCCACGGAACTTCAAGTTTAATTGTGAAGGCAACACCTGTAACCGTGTTTTTTTGTTCCTCCATAAATGGCTCGAACACGACCTCATTGACTAACTGCACATCAAATCCAAATAGCTGCAGTCCATTCTTTACTTCAGCTATTAAGTCTTGACCTAATCGTATGCAATCGCTAATCACTTCGCGCTGGTATTCGGCTTTGTATTCTTTGTCACGGGGTATATCCGCAAACATGATGTGAAAGCCAAACTGCATACCACCTTGCACGGGTGTAATCGTATCGGGTGTTACGTGCATGAATGGGTATTGATCATCCTGCAGTTGGTCGGCTAAATCAATTTGCCCGTGCGTAAATCGCTTAATCAAAAAGTGACCCGCAGCAAATGCTTCCAGTCGATTGATTAAAACGTTGTAGCTGTAATTGTAGCTATTCATTATCTATTGCGTTTTCTCATTTCTACTTTTTGCACGTACACGTAATCCGCTAGGTACGTTAAGTGCGTAAATACTTCTAATGCTCTCCTATCTGTAACAGCATCAAACTTTGTTATATCACGTTCAGCTAGTGACTCAATGATATGAAACCAACCGTACACGGCTAAGCCGTCTGGGGTTGTTCCTGCTTCATCTCCTTCACTATCTCCGTTATCTCCTTTGCCAAATATTCTAGGGAACTGTTGTACAGTTCTATTTCTAAACTCGAAAAAAAAAGCAGCACATTCAGTACATGGTCAAGTGTGAGCTGTAATACCTCATCTTCGTACTTACGTTTGGCGTTAGGGTTGTACGTTTCAATATCGTAGTACTTCCCAAACTTTGCCTTCACAGGTCGGTATAGTATGCACATCATAGCGTGTGCAGCCTTGCCTTGTATCTTACCATCTTTGTAGATGTTACCGCAATGCGTATCCAAGTCTACGTATTCGCCAAACGTTAACTCATTCAAGTTAGGTATAAACCCTAACTCGATTGCACCTACTCGCACTTTGCGTTCAAAGTCACTACTGCCTAATTTTATTGCAGCCTCAAAGCGCATGATGATTTCATCAATGACATTTGATTGCAAAAGGCGGATGCTCTCGCTGCTCTTGCCTGTTATGATGCGCACCTGCTCAACTTTATCGACTGCGTTTTGATAGTCGATGTACTTGCCAAGTGTTACACCCTTTGCATTTGCTGCTATGCTGAACTTTAATTTCATGCTCTGTTGTATTGTAGTTTTTGATTCCTTTTTGTTACAGGTCCGAATGCACCTGAATAATTACGGGTGCTTTCTCATCGCCGCTATGTGTGATTCGCGCCTGTTTAGGTTTAAAGTATTCGAGTAGAGCCGTGTAATGTTTGATGTATTCCTCATCCTCCATATCATTCATAATGCGCATGCATTTGGCTGCGCCTTCTTGCACAAACCACTCGCCTAACTCATTCCACATTCTAACCTTATCGCTTACTGCACCCTGTGGTCTACCACTTGGATTACCTGATACTCCTTTTGGAAATGGCATATTGTTTAGATTTGATATTTACAATTATTTTTTATCATACTGCGCAATGCATACCGCGATGCGTTGTTGCGAATCGGGAAACTCTTCTTGAGTCTTTGCATCGCTCATGCAGCGTGCCACAAATTCATTCTTACTTTCGTCTGTGTTTGGTGTTGGTAGGGGCATGGTATTATTTATTTGGTTCTACTTTTCCTAATTGTCTTCTAAATTCGTTTATCAGATCGCGAATACAAGATGCACATCCGCTAGGTTTTTCGTGTTTCTTTGTTATCTTGCTAAACCAATAGTAAAGCAGTTGTAAATCGTCCTGCTCTATCTTATTAGCCTTACTAATTCGTGCTATAAAGGTATCCAGTGCGGCAATTTCTTCAGGCTTCATATCTATTGCAAACCACTTGCGAGCTGGGCATGATGTAAAACGGAACTTTGTCTTCACATCCATAAAGCAACCGCACAAACGTATTTTTTCTTTGTACCAAGTCACATCATTTTCTTCAGGCATGACGGTACCACCGATTAAAGGTGTACCGCACGTGCCAAATGTACCGTTGTAGAACTTACATTTTTTGCAAATACTCAGCCTCTCTCGCTGAATGTGCAATGGAGCGTTGAAGTTTAACATATTCTCTTATTCGTTTTAATGCTCGATGTATCGCAGTGCGCAGGTAGCTGTAAGGTATACCTGTTTCTTTGCTCAATTCTTTGTAGTCAAAATCGGGTTTAGAGTATAGACGCAAAAGAATTGCATCGAATTCGTTTAAACGACCGATTGCGTTGTATAGATATTCACCGTCTATAAATGCGCCTATCCACGTTTCGTCTTGCTTTGTGTCTTCTATTTGCTTTTCTACGTGAAGCTCGTAGTATTTACGGTATTTAATCGCGTAGTCACTTCGTGCGCTGTGCCATGATAGCCATAGTGCCCTATTGATATACGCTTCTACCTTACCCCGGCAAACAATATCTTCTATATCCTGTTCTGGTCTATCCATCAACCTGGCAAGCACCTCATGCAGTAGATCACTTCCCTTGTTTTTATCGTGTGCAAGCCTTGTAGCTTTGTCAAGCCACGCATCGTAATACCTTGAAATATTGTTACTTACGCAACTGTTCAAAATTATTTTACGAAATTATTTGCATACTGTAAATTATTGCCTACATTTGCTCAGTCAATACAAAGGTAATTAAAAACAAAAGCAAAATGAGAAAACCACAATTAAGCGATTGCTGCATCTACTGCGACTATGAAAATTATTTTGATCTAGTAAAAGAAGCTGCAATTGAATTAGTAAAAAAGTTTAACGCTACCGCTGATGCTGAGGAGCAAATCGACGAAGCCGATGCGATTTTTTTCTACAAAGACGAAGCTGTTGATATAGTAGCAAATGAGCCCGATGTAGAAACTGAATGTATTAAGTGCTACGATGGATGTGATGATTAATTTTAAAACCCCCAATACAATGACAAACACAATTGAAGTTAAACACAAAGTGCCCACTACGGTGAGCACTACTGAAATTACACTACCTCACTACTTTAAAACAGGCAAGCACTGGACTAAGTATTGTTGCATGACTGCAGAAGGTAACCTAATGAGCATCCACGACAATCAGGGTTATTTACAAATTGATGTGCGACCCTTTGAGGGTTCCGATGAGATTGCTGATTGTTTAGAGCGTGAGTTCTGTGAACGTGAATATATGCCAATTGATGAGGCTGTGTTCATGCACCAGTTTAGCAATGCACATCGCAAAGCATTTTACATGGTTAACCCACAACTTAAACCAATACAATGAGAAAGCACAATCAATTGAATGGGCTTATATCGCGAACGGTGGGCAGTAATGCTGCCCTCCTTCGTGCTATGCGCAAGAGCAGCACCCCCATATCCGACCGCACACTTTACAACTGGCTATATGATGCTAAGACTATAAAGCTGCAACAGCTTATTAATCTATCAAAGGCACTCGATATACCGGTGTGCGAATTAATCAAATCAATAACCGTAAAAAATGAAGGCGATGA